TCAAACACTCCATTCCCGATCCAGTCTCAAAAGCATATTAACTGTGTTCCATACCTGCTGACTCGCCTGCACATTGTCGGCAAAAAAGCCTGCTGTCGAGCCATCCCTACTTTCGTAGAAATGGCCAGACAGCATAATAACAGCCTGCTCAGTGGTTGGCGGCATCGTATGAGTCTCGTACCATCCGGTAACAATGTGTTGATAGCTTTCCGCATAGTTAACAGCAGCAGTAATGTAGCTTATGAGAAGTTCATCATCCTGATCATGTGCCAAGATCAGATTCGCTTTGACCCTTGGTAAGAGATTATCTGCTAATGCCATACCGTCTGCCTCCTATTCGCTCAAATTTATTCAGCTTCCATAAGCCTGGCAGCTTTCAACTTTGCAAGCAGTGCATTAAAATCTGTGACTAATCCTGCCACATCTGTGGCTACGCTGTTTGTCTGATTTTCAGCAACCGGGAGCCCGGTTACCGTTGCCCCCGGAAGTATTTCAAGTGTTCCTCCGATTACCCACTTCTCAGCGCCTTGTTGCATATAATTCTTTGAGTTATAGCTCATAAATCAGACCTCCTTAAGCATGCTGCTGGAGAACCTTGATGGCTTCCGGCAGAATCAGCTTACCGTCTACGCGCTGTGTGGCAAGGAAACCAACCTGACCTGTAGTTGCGTAAAGCTCGTTAAGCCGTTTGAATGCCCTACCTTGCCTGTCGGCAACCCAATAATAGCTGAAATCACCAAATACGATACTCTTAGCGGATGCAGCCAGAACAGGCATATACGCGGAAGTACGTATCGGTCTGTTCAGGATTGTATCAGGAGTTCCCGCCTGAATGGAAGGCTGCCACAGATACTGTCCGTTACCGTCCTTCAGTTTACGGATGGCTTTAATGGTGGCATCATTTAGCACAAAAACTGCCCTGTTCCGGTAAGGAGCTTTCAGGGAATAGAAAAGATCCAGTACTTCATCAATCGTGACAGCTGCAGCAGCCGCCGCTGTTACTCCAACCTGGGCACCTCCTGAGGCAGCCAGAATGCCGGTAGGCTTACCTGAGCCATCGCCTGTAAAGAAGGCTTCTTCCTCCTTGTTACCAATACGGCGGGCAAATTCCCTTGTGATATACGTTTCCAAGTTAAACACGGAGTCGTTTAAGAGCTCCTCTGATACCTTCATTAAGGTAGCCAGTTTATATGCTCCGATAGACACCTGCCCGAAGCTGTCGTCACTTTCCGGGATTACACCCTCTTCCTCAACCCAACTAGCTGAACCCTTCGTAGCCACTACGGAAATCTTGCGGTCGCCGTAAGAAGTGTTGATTACATTCGCCAGGGAGCGGAAGATGTTCTCTTCCTCCAATGCTGCTACTAGTGTCCGTTCAAACTCATCCGGTACAAGGTACCCACCTTCAGAGTCAGTACCTATCTGCAGTGCATCCAACACTTCGTATTTGGGTTTCTGGGAACGCATTGCATTCCAGAAGGCTTTCTTATACTCGCCCGAAGCCCTTCCTACCTTTTCCTCGGTATTCTTTGCTGGGTCATTGATGATAGGTTTTCCGGTGACTTTATCCAGTTCCGCATCAATCACAGCCTGTCGCTCTAAACGCTCAATCTCATGACCAAGTGCTACAACATCTGTTTCCATTCTGTCATAGGTGGCTGTATCTTCAGCTGACAAAAGTCCATCGTTTCCTCTTTTCGTATCGAGAAATGCCTTCGCTGCATCCCATGCTTTTGCACGCTTTTCACGAAGTTTTAAAATTTCACTCATAGTTGTTATCCTCCTTGAATTTAGTGAGAAATTAAAGAAAGTCGCTGATAAAGCGACTCAATTGGGGTTCCGGTTTTCGGTTTTGCTTTCTGCTGTTTAGGGATTTTCCCAAGTAGGGAGTTGGTAACGGCTGATCTGGAAAAAATAAGTCCTTCCATATCAACTGGTGTGCGTTCATGGTCCTCTATAAACAGAACCTTATCTGCAAAGCCAAGCTCAACTGCTTTATTGGCATTCATCCAGGTCTCTTCATCCATAAGGTGTGAGAGCTTCGTGCGCGAAAGTCCAGACTTTAGCTCATATGCATTAATGATGCTTTCCTTCACCTCATCTAGGAGTGTTTTTGCACGAAGCATTTCCTCGCTGTCACCTATTGCGATGGTGGATGGATTATGGATCATAATCATGGAGACAGGTGTCATATACACATCACCGCCTGCCATAGCAATGACACTTGCTGCTGAGGCTGCCAATCCGTCAATCTTAATGGTAACACGACCTTTATAATCCATGAGCATGTTATATATCTGTGCCGCACTAAACACATCGCCTCCCGGACTATTAATCCATACTGTAATATTTCCTGTTCCTTTTTCTAGTTCACTACGAAACAATTTAGGTGTAATTTCGTCTCCATACCAAGTTTCATCCGAAATTTCACCATTTAAGAAAAGAGTTCTATCACTTCCAAACTCATCTTTGTTCTCATTTCTTACCCAATTCCAAAACTTTCTTTTCATACCAGCTTTGCCTCCTTAATCTCTTTGTTTAATAAAGCATACTGACCAAAATAAATAGTAGCTGCATTGTCATAAGCATTTGCAGCCTCTTCCGTTGTTCCATACCTTCCCAGATGAATGGTTTTCCTATTAACACATATGCATGCCACATATTTTCCTCTGTATTTATCCCAACTTACGCCTTTATACCCAGTCCGGTTATTTTTACCTAATCTAGTGTTATAACTATTCTCTCTCTGAGTTCCAATCCTTAAATTAAATCTTCTACAATCAGATGGATTTCCATTGATGTGATCTATAACCTCATTTTTATCCGGTAACAATATTAATCTGTGTAATAAACCTGAGTGCCCACAACGAACGTATCCTTTTATATCCACTCTCCAATTATGGCCTTGCAGAATACCAATAACTTCTTTGTCAAGATGAAACACTTTGGAATTATGAGATGGCATTCATAATAATCATCTTTTTTGTATTATTCTCAGCGTTTTTACCACCTTATTTTACAAACGCTCCCGCATCGACCAGTTTCGTCATATTACCGTTGATCAGATATAAGTCACCGCCCTCCTCCGCCGAGATACGGTTCATGTTCTCAAGCTCTCTTATGTCATTGGCGGATAACCACCCGTTCTGTCGTCCTGTTGCATAACCTGTCATTCGGCTTTGATAGTCACCTCGGAGAAGGCCATCAAGATTGAATTTTATAAACAGAGACGATTTCTCAGATGGCATGAGCAAGGACTGTTGCAATGCCTGTTCCCATCGAACTACCCATGGATCTAGGGTGTATTTTACGAATTCCAGGGATTGTTGCTCAATATTGCTGAAGCTGGACTTTTCTAAATCACCAACCATATGTGGAGGTACTCTGAATATACGGGCAATTTCATTAATCTGAAACTTACGTGTTTCAAGAAATTGTGCCTGTTCCGGAGGTATGGACATCTGGTGAAACTTCAAACCCTCCTCAAGTACTGCCACCTTGTGGGCATTAGCTCCGGAGAATTGTGCATGCCAGCTTTCACGTAAGCGGTCCGGATCTTTTACAACGCCGGGGTGTTCAAGTACACCGCCAGGATTTGCTCCGTTGGCAAAAAAGGATGCTCCATATTCCTCGGTAGCCAGTGACATGCCAATAGCATTCTTAGCCATAGCAATGGGGCTGTAACCGATAAGCCCATCAAAACCCAAGCCGGGAATATGCAGAATTTCATCACTTCTGAGGGTAATATAACCTCCTTTGGGATTAATTCCGCTTTCATCTGCATCACGGTAATAGGTATAAACAAGTGCACCACTCGCACTACGACTCACTTCCATCTTGCTCGGCAATAAAGGGTATAGTGCTACTGCCTGCCCACGTCCATTTCGAAGTATTTGAGCATAAGCGTTTCCCCAAATTAAAAGATGACCCATCAGTGTCTCTCGAAACACGAATGAGGTCATCTCAGGATTTGGTTCATCATGAAGAAGGTAATACAGTGGTTGGGAAGGAACCTTTTCCTTTCCACCATCAGAACGATATCGGTACACATGAAGCGGGAGTCCCGCAATGGCTTCTGAAAGTATCCTCACGCAGGCATACACTGCAGTCGTCTGCATGGCAGTACGTTCGTTGACACTCTTACCACTGCTGGTACTGCCAAACAAAAAGGATGAACCGATTCCTAAGCGGTTCTTAGGCTTATCTCTGGATTGAAATAATCTTAAAAATATATTCAATAGATATCACCTCAAAATATTTTATTTTTCTATTTACATTACATTCACACAGTGTTATAATGTACATCATATCACCTACACAGTGTCAGGTTATACATTACAACACTGTGTGAACACATAAACAAAACATGAAAGGAAAATGCCATATGGAAATGTCACAAATAATCCAAATAATAAAAGAAGAACTTTCTGCAGCAGAAGTAAAAATTATTCAAAGATTGTCTGATTTTGAAGGTCCTCAGCAGAACACATCACCCAATAGCCCAATTAAACCTCTGCCTGAAAATGAGAATTATGCAAAAGCTTTGGCATCTTATGTTAATGGAGGGACTCATTCAGGTACTGCCAGAGAACTCGGAGTCAGCATGGCTCAGGTAAAAAAGTATTATAATTGGCTTGTTAAGTACGGATATCTTGAAGTTCAAAAAGCTGAATTATCCGAGGTTGAACAACGCGTTGTTGATTGTGTCTTTAATAAAAAAATGTCCCTTCGTGCAACGGCAGAGGAACTCGGATGCTCTATTAGTAATGTAACAGCTCGTAGAGACAGTGCACTTCGTAAAGGTTATGTTCCGCCGGAAGTAGAGGTATAAGTAATTGACACTTTTTAAATAACAATTATATGGAGGCAGTTTAATGAATAATATTCAATCCATTCGAACCATTATCAACGGGTTACGTCTCTCCGGAAACGAGCTTACTACGGTCAAAATCATACAACTTTTAACTGGAAACTATACAATCAACCATGGTATGTCTCCAGCGAATTCTCCTAATGCGCAGTTTGGTAAATTTTTAAAAAGGAATTCCCATCTACTGGGCATAACATTTAGTTATGAAAAATCAATTAATATTGCTGGAAACACTACAACAACTGCTGTTTGGTTGTAATTCTTATAAAATAAGCAAACCTCTTTTTTCGTATACAGACTCACCTCCTCCTAACCCACATCGAAGGGCACGGTCAAGAGCCATGATGGTTGCAACCGCTCCATCTATCTTCTCCGTGCTCTTTTCCTTATCCGGTTTAATATTACCTGCAGGATCGGTTCGAATAAAAATGTTATCCATCATCCATCGTAGTACTGGGTGACCGCCATGAGCAATTTTCTCTTCCAATGTCAGCTTCATCAGTTCCTTGGTTGGAGGACTCATGTCCTTAAATCCCTGCCCAAAAGGAACCACTGTGAAGCCTAAGCCTTCCAGATTCTGAACCATCTGTACTGCACCCCATCGGTCAAAGGCAATTTCACGGATGTTAAATTTGACTCCCAATTCCTCTATGAAGCGTTCGATAAAACCGTAATGTAACACATTCCCCTCCGTGGTCATGAGGTGTCCCTGCTTTTCCCACAAATCATACTGAACATGATCACGGCGAACCCTTAAATCAATGTTATCCTCCGGTATCCAGAAGAAGGGTAGGATTTCATATTTCTCATTTTCTGTTAATGGTGGGAATACCAATACAAAAGCAGTGATGTCTGTGGTGGAAGAAAGATCCAATCCACCGTAACAAACTCTGCCTTCAAGGCTTTGTGCATCATTAGGAAAAGCACAGGCATCCCATCTTGCCATAGGCATCCAACGGACTGCCTGCTTCACCCACTGGTTGAGTCGAAGCTGACGGAAGCTGTTCTCCTCTGCAGGGTTCTGCTTCGCTGACTCACAAGCTACCTTAACCTTATCAATCCCGACTGTAATTCCAAGAGATGGGTTGGCTTTCTTCCACACCTTAGGATCCGTCCAGTCCTCATCCTCTTTAGCTCCGTAAATAACAGGGTAAAAGGTCATATCTTTTTTGCGACCTTCCAAAATATCCAGTGCCTTTTGGTGGGTTTCATAACAAATGCTTTGTGTGTCTGTTCCGGCTGTAGTGATTAGAAAATACAGCGGCTGCATTCTTGCATCTCCCGAACCTTTTGTCATGACATCAAACAGCTTTCGGTTAGGCTGAGTATGGAGTTCATCAAATACTACCCCGTGTATGTTAAAACCATGCTTGGAATATGCTTCTGCAGAAAGCACCTGATAGAAGCTGTTGGTGGGAAGATATACCAAGCGCTTAGTGGAAGCTAAAAGCTTTACCCTCCTTGAAAGAGCCGGACACATCCGCACCATATCAGCGGCTACCTCAAACACGATGGATGCCTGTTGGCGATCCGCAGCACAACCATACACCTCTGCCCGCTCCTCCCCATCTCCGCAAGTAAGAAGAAGGGCGATTGCAGCAGCAAGTTCACTCTTTCCCATCTTCTTTGGAATTTCCACATAAGCTGTATTGAACTGCCGATAACCGTTAGGTTTAAGTATCCCAAACAAATCCCTGACTATCTGCTCCTGCCAATCAATAAGTTCAAAAGGCTTCCCTGCCCAGGACCCCTTCGTATGGGATAGTGCTTCAATAAATGAAACCGCATAATCAGCAGCCTTCTTGTCATAATAAGAATCTTTGCACATAAAGGCAGTCGGTTTGTACTTTTTCAATCTCCGCAAAACACCATCTCCTCTAATAAAACAGGCAAAAGCAAAGAGCCTACACTGAAGCCCTTTGCTTTTGCCCGTTTTTAGTTGTTGATAATTTAATTTCCGTCTGCCTTTCCCGTTAAAATAAACCGGCTGTAATCCGCCTTGTGTTCTATAAGATACACTACGAGTTCATAATATCCTAGCTCATTTGCAATGTATTGCACTCTCGGGACATCAAACATATTTGTGATACCACTGCTTCGTATGGCCAATATCTGTTCTCTTACCTTTTCATTCATATGCAACATCCTCTGATTCATTGGAATCCTTTGCTGCCTGACGCAGGATATCTAAATTGAAACCAGCATCCTTATAGCCTTCCATTATTGTATTATAATAATAGCAGCTTGGCATCCCCAATGGTCTTCCATCATTCATAATATAAACAAAAGCCTTGATGGACTTTCCTTTCAGTTTCGCCTGAACCGTTTCCTTTCGGTAAAGAAATGGCCACCCCTCATAATGATCAAGAGAAGCTTCATCGGCAGATGTCGTCTCCCAAACTAATACCGGAACACTTCCGCCTTTGAATGGTTCTACGGTTGCCACCGCTCCTGCATGAGCACCTCGAAAAAGAAGTCTATAATCCTTCATTTCACTTGTCCCGACGACTCTTGCCGTGGGGCATCGATGTGCCATTTGTTTTAAATTCAAATTCGACCCGTAGGCAAGATACAATTTTATATTCTTATCCATTCTCGTTTTCCTCCATCATTCTTTCGCTTTTTCAGGCTGCCCGAAATCGCCATGCCGCAGACCCATCCAAATGCGCTATCAAGTGTTCACGGCAGTTTGCAAATTCGTCACCGATAAATCCGATGCGGTTTAAATAGGTCCGCATAGCAAACTTCTCATTCTCCGTCTGCGGTTTTCTTGCTGATGCACATTTCTGTGTCAAAGCCTGATTGTTTAGGGCAAGGGCAAGAACAATGTAACTCCTAATCTTACCTGCATGAAGCTCCGAATTAAATCCCCTGAGTTCCACCGTGTGGTTTCCGGTAAAGAAACTGTGGAGGTTTAGGAAGTGGTATCGACTTTGATGGTAGTGCTGGCTACGTGTTTCACTATATCCTTCATACCAGATTTCCTCAATCGCACGCATTGTCTTTGGTTTCTTTCGGTTCATCTTTTCTACCAAAATGCTATCCATCTTTTTGCAGTAACCCATTCTCGCAGGTTCAATCTGCAATGCCTTATAAAAAAGATCGTTCTTGCTTGCGATAATATTTATATAGTTACGAATGCTCCTTGGTGTATGATTTGCCCCATCGAGGTGTATGTGTATCCCGCAGGAGGAGTTTGCAAAAGCACCTGCGTGTCTAAGCTGTCTTACCAGTTCTTGTAGGGTTTCAATATCCTCCTTGTAAGTTAGCACAGGGCTGACCAACTCCACGCTGTATTCCTTACCTGTATTTGCTTTGGAGCCGCCTTGTTTCTTCTGGCAAGCTATGCTTCCGTCATACATGAGCTTCCACACCCTGCCGTCCGGAGCGGTTACCTTCTTTGTGTCATAGTAATCTCCCACCTCAGTTACTGTTCCGTTTAGGAACTCCGCGGTTACCCTTGCAGCTTCCTTTCTCGTAATTCCTGTGAATTCAATTTCAATTCCAAATCTGCTTGTAAACATTGTCGTTTTCCTCCTTGAAGTGATGTGTTTTTGCAATGCTGTTGTTCTTCGCATGTACATATATCACTCTAAAAGGGGATAATATCAAGCAATATAGAGGCAATAAAAGACACAATCATATTGCCAGAACAGACTTAAAATGTGTGTACTTTTAAAGCTTTCTTATGATATCCTCTCCATACACTACCCCAAGAGATGAGCCACAGTCCCAGTTGCAGAAAATAGTTCCGATATCATCAACTGTCCGTACTGTACCCAAATCACCTTGCTTAAGCTTGGAATAGGGATCATCCATGTGTATCAATTCAATACGTGTTCCAACGGGGTATTCTCTGCGGAGCTGTTCTACAATTTCCTTTGATGGAAACCTATTCATCTATGCCCACCTCCGTCTTTGATTTTCCATTCTTGAAGGCACTGCTTCCTGTAAGGTTTCGAAGCAAAATCTTACGGGCAACTTTATACTCATTACCTACAAACCCCAGTCTTATAAGGAAAACTCGAAAGGCGAACTTCTCATTCTCTACCGGTTTCTCCTTTGCTGTCACTCTGGAATGTTCCTTAGCCGCTTTACACAAAGCACTAACAAAATGAGAATACGCATTCACCTCATCGCCTGTAGCTTCTGCTGAAAACCAAGGAAACTTAATTGAGGTATCCGTTTTTTGGATTGAGAGTTCCTCGGTATCAATGGCTTTCTTGATAAGTTCAGACTTACTGGCAATCATCCGTTCCAGGTTTGATAGAGAATTTTCATTAAAGCCCTCCAATGGCATTTCAATTGCGAGCATTTCTGGGGCATCATTAGGTGATGGACCATCGTAATAATAATCGCAGTTATAATTCCTCTGTGGTGCCAACTCCGGTATGTAAATCTCTACCGGTTCCTCCATAAGTTCTTCAAGAATAAATGCTCTACCACTTTCGGGATCAACAAATCCCCTCTCTGCCAGAGCATCTAACAGCTCCTGCGCAAGATCCCCGGAAAGTTCTCCGTACTTACCAACGGTAAACTCTCCAACGGCATAATCAAAGGATGGTGCACCTTTGTATTCCAACGGTTTATTCATAATTTCACTGATCGCTATGGCTAGTTCCTTACGGTTTGTGCTTCTTAAGTTGTAATGAGCTATCATTTCAATTACCTACCTTTCAATTTGGTAGTTACATATATCACTCTAAATCTGTTATATAGCAAGTGTTTTATTTGATAAGAATGAAAGATATTACATTCCTCTTTGTGTTGCCTCAACAATCCCACGCATAACAAAGCAGACGCAAGGAAGAGCAACTCCATTCCCCCACATTTTATATTCCGATGAATCAGAATGGGGATTTTGAAGCCATTTTATTATCTGCTTTCTGGTCTTAGCTTTCGTAGAAGTACAACAGATACGACGATGAGTTTCAAACACTTCAGACCACCAGCCAATTTCCTCCTCCGTAGGGTCCGATGTTTCAAGTCCTTCACACCACCAGTCAGGAAAACCTTGCAACCTTGCGCATTCGGTGGGAGTGAGCCTTCTCACGATATACTTTGATTTCTCAGGCTTTGCTACTGCACGGTCAATGCCGTACGAAACCAGCGGAGCACTTTTATAATCCCTGTTAAGCAATGTTGATGCTATGTTTTCACTGAATGTTGTGTGGAATGGAACATCTGGCATGGAATAAACCACAGCATGACGATCTGCTGTATTAAGTGTAAAAGAAATATCTTCATTGACTCCAAGTCCGTTACCACCACTTTTTTCCGAGCGGTCAATAATATTGCCTGCAATGCTCATCGGCTTCGGTACAAAAACTGACTGGTCATTGACTGTTGAAAGTGTCGCCGATTTATCTTCCTGCAACAGTGCTCCCTTACCACCACCCTCGCATCCGGATCGAATTTTCAATGTCAACGGAACATTGTTGCCGCCTGTTCCCATTCGGGAAGTAAGGGACTGTACTTTACCACTTCTATTTAATTTTACCCTGCTGTCTGCCGGATGATTTTCTACTACTACCGCCAGTTGATTATCACCCATACAGGCACGAAGTGTTCCTGCCATATTATCATCAACATGACCGCCAACCCTGGATGACGCACCCGATTCAAATACGATAGGCTGATGCCCGTGTTCCTCCGCACGAAGCGTGGCAGTCATTCCTTCCTTAACCGTTATATAAGAACCGCCCTGATCGTTCAAGACACAGATTGGCTCTCCAATGCTTCCCTCAGAACCTGCGGCAACTGTTTGCCCCGTGCCGAAGCACGGCGTAAAATTCCTTGACAAGCCTTGGGACTCAAAGAGAATCTCTCCGGCACGTTCGCTTCCAAAATCTGTGACAAGGTAGATTCTTTTGCGCCGTTGGGCGACTCCGAAATATTGCGCATCGACAGTTCGGTAAGCCAGGCTCCATCCGTTACCCACATAAATGTCGGCATATGGCCATCCGCTCTTACCAGACGAAGGCACCTCGGCATCCGGTTCTGCAATCTGAATAATTGCATTGAGGACTGCCTTGAAGTCTTCTCCTTGGTTTGATGAGAACGCACCTGGCACGTTTTCCCACAATATAAATCTTGGATAGTTGCCATCAGTAGCACACCTCATTTCATTTATTATTCTAATTGCTTCATAAAACAGTACTGATTGCTTTCCGTCCAACCCTGTTCGTTTTCCTGCGATGCTCATGTCAGTGCATGGTGAACCAAAAGTAATAATATTTACCGGCTCAATCTTCGAACCATCGATTGCCGAAATGTCACCAAGATGACATACCCATGGGAATCGTTTAGTAGTTACCCTTATGGGAAAAGGTTCAATTTCTGAATTCCAGACGGGTTTAATACCGTTAAGGAGTCCTCCCAGCTCAAACCCACCGCTTCCGGAAAAAAGTGACCCGAGGGTAAGCTGACTATTCATGGGCTGGCACCTCCACATCATCAAAATGTACTTTATTACCACCTCGGATAAGATATACATTTTCTGTATTTCCTGCCTGTTCAATATACCGTCTTACCACAACATCACAGAACTTCTCATCAAGCTCTGTCATGTAGCAGTTCCTACCTGTCTGCTCGCAGGCAATAAGTGTAGATCCGCTTCCTCCAAATGGATCAAGAACAATACATCCGGTCATACTGGAATTTAGTATTGGATAAGCTAAAAGCGGTACCGGCTTCATGGTAGGATGGTCTGCGTTTTTCCTCGGTTTATCAAACTCCCATATAGTCGATTGCTTGCGGTCGGAGTACCAAGCGTGCTTTCCTGCCTTCTTCCAACCAAAGAGCACCGGTTCATGCTGCCACTGATAAGGAGATCGCCCTAGAACCAGTGACTGCTTCTTCCAAATGCACGTTCCCGATAGATAGAACCCTGCATCTGCAAACGCTCTTCGGAAATTCAATCCCTCGGTATCTGCATGGAATACATAAATAGACGCGTCCTTAGCCATCACCTTTTCAGTGAGGGAGAACGCGTCCAATAGGAACTTATAAAATTTCTCATCCGCCATATTGTCGTTTTTAATCTTGCCCGCTGTTCCTTCGTAGTTGACATTATACGGTGGATCCGTGACCACAAGGTTAGCCATGTTTCCATCCATAAGTAGGTCGTAGGTTTCCTGCCTTGTGCTGTCACCACAAACAAGTCTGTGTCTGCCCAAAAGCCATAAGTCACCGGGCTTTGTTACCGCAGGTTTTTGTAGTTCGCTATCAACATCAAAGTCATCATCCTTGACATCATCAACAGTACCCATAAGTTTATTTAATTCTGCATCGTCGAAGCCCAGGAGTAACACATCAAAGTCGGCAGCTTGTAAATCAGCAATCTCCACCGATAACATTTGCTCATCCCATCCCGCATTCATAGCAAGGCGGTTATCGGCAAGTATGTAAGCTCTTTTCTGGGCTTCTGTCAGATGCTCAGCAAACACACAGGGCACTTCCGTTACTCCTTCTTCCTTTGCAGCAAGGATTCGTCCATGGCCTGCTATAATGTTCAGGTCTTTATCTACGATGACAGGATTTACAAATCCAAATTCACGCAAGGAGGATCGAAGTTGGAGTATCTGCTCCTTACTATGTGTACGTGCATTCCTTGCATATGGCACAAGCCGGTCTATATTTACTTTTTCAAAGCGTTCCGTTGTGTTCATACGTTATACCGTCCTTTCCTTCCCGACAGCAGAGCCTCCATGATATCATCCTGCGGATTACCGGTAAAAGCTGTGGTACAATTTTGTTTCACTATGTCAAAAATCTCATACCAGATGAGATTTGCCTGTTTCTGAAACGATTGGCTCATCTGTACGAATGGGCTTGCAATGGCGCCTCCCGTAGTTGGGTGTTTTCCTAAAAGCCCGTAAGTACTTATGGCTTCCTCGCATTGAATATAACGGGTGAATGCCTGGGCATAGGCTTCAATCAGCCTGGGATTAACGAATTTCTCACACCCGCGATCCTTTAGCCACCTCCAAGTTTCTTTAAATAGCGCATCTGCACCAAGCGGTCTTCCATCCTTCTGCCTTGTGCTTAGGTATTCACTTGGTTCTGGCATATCCTCCCCATTCAAATCAGCTGCATCCTCCAAATCATCAGCTTCCAACATTGACTCGGGATGTAAGTCCGGAACCTCCAAAACCTTAGCCGCCTTCCCTAAAGGGATTTTATCTGCAAGAGCTTTCGGTTTATCACCGGCACGAACCCTGCGGCCGCCTCTGTTAGTTCCATCTTTAGCCATAACCTTCTCCTCCCTGGGTCAATCCCCCGTTTGAACTGTAATTTTTGTGCGTGTGACTCCACGCCCGTTCCTCAATTAATAAGTCACAGAGATTTCGACCGCCCCTTCCATGCTCTTTCAACTTGCCTTTGTCAGTATAATCATGTATTTTTACATTGTTAAATACTTGGCAGAGTCAAATTTATGTGGCGCAGAAATACACCTACATTTTATTATTTATCTGCTTCCCCATCTTACACCATCTCTCGCAGTAATCTCAGAATGACAGGGAGTACACAATGACATAAGGTTAGCAAAGTCATTGCTTCCTCCCTGCGAGAGGGGTTTGATGTGGTGAACCTCCATTGCAGGTGTGATGCGTCCATTCCTTTCACATCGTTCGCATAGCGGATGCGTCGCAATGTATCGGTCACGGATACGCTTCCACGTCCTGTTGTAACGCTTCTTAACAGCCGGATCGCGATCATACTTTTCATAACGTTTTGCTTCTTCTTTTTCATGTTGCTCACAGAATCGGCCATCCGTAAGGTTAGGACAGCCGGGGTAGGAACACGGTCTTTTAGGTCTGTAAGGCATAGGGGATTCACCTTTCTTTGGGTAAAGAAAAAGCCCTCACAGGGCTGACCCCGGAAGGCTTTGTCACAATATCTGACACTATTAGTTTATCACTTACATGACGGACAAAACGGACAATTTTTAATTTTGTTAGCTGATATCATGATTTCTCTTCTCTCGTCGTGATAAATCATTCCTATCGGCTACTCTTGCCACTGTTGCATCTGAAACACCGTTTCGCTTCCCAATTTCACCATAGGTAAAAAGGGGTTTACCCGAGCCAGGAAAACGCTCTTTTGTTAGGTCATCAACAACATTTCGTTCCTTCATTGATGCTACATCAGTTTTGACAGTTTTCATTTCGGATTTTAGGTTTTCAACATCTGATCTTAGTTTTTTTACTTGATTGTTAACGGACATCTTATACCTCCATCAATTAAAATAAAGTGTAATAAAATATTACTTTGTTACATGATTTATAGTGCCCTTCTGAAGGCTTTTATATTCAATTATTTTCATTAGCCTAAAATCAAACATGAAATAAATTATTACAATAAAAATCAATATGTCTACTTACCTTCTAAAAATCTATCATGAGCTTTTCTAACACTTTCCCCAGTTATGCAATGACTGATACTCGCAGCAACCTGCTCCCAACTAAGACCATTAATATATCTAAGACTTAATATCATGCGCATTTGGCTATCATCCACACTCTCAATGTACCGATTAAGTCGATTAAGTTCATAAAAGCATTTCTTTAAATTTAAATCAAGCAGCCCCTTTAAATCTGCAATTTCTGCTGCATACTTTCCAACTTTATCAATCCAATCGGTGCCTTTGGGCATACCAGTTATCTTACTTGTATAGGATGTAGCTAAATCCTCAAGTTCATGAAGTCTTCGCTGCTGCTCCTCAATTTCACGATTTAGGTAATATAACTGAGACAATTCCTTTTTAGTCATTTACATACACCCCCTCAGGTTTGCTTTTACTGCATCAATCAGTGCTGTCTGGGTTTTATCCTTATGCCTTAATGCGTTCATTACCTGCTCATCAATTGTACCTTTTGTAATGATGTGATGTATTACTACCGTATATCTCTGCCCCTGTCTCCACAGTCTTGCATTTGTCTGCTGATATAACTCCAATGACCATGTCAGTCCAAACCACACAAGTGTGGAACCTCCGGTCTGAAGATTAAGACCATGTCCGGCAGAAGCTGGGTGGATAACTGCAACAGGTATCTCTCCTTCATTCCACCGCTTAATGCTATCTGCTGAAATAAGCTGTTGTGCCGGAAATCGTTCCAAAATCCGTTCAAGATCATGCTTATACCAATATGCGATAAGAACTGGTTTTCCGTTGGCTGCTTCAATTATATCCTCCAGTGCATCTAGTTTTCTGTCATGGATACGTACTACACTTCCATTTCCATCATAGACTGCACCATTTGCCATCTGGAGAAGCTTATTGCTTAAAGCGGCAGCATTGGCAACATCAATCTCTTTATCTTTTAAGGAAACCACCATTTCCTTCTTTAAGGTTTCGTAATGTCCCATTTCTTCCTCAGATAGCTTTACCGTAATTTCATTCACAACTAGCTCCGGCAGTTTTAAGTAATCGGTATTCTTCATGCTGATGCTGATATCTGAAATCAAGTGATATATTGCTTCTTCAGCCCCCAGTTTTGGTTTATAACTGAAGATGACCTGCTGGTTTCTTTTATCCGGCTCGAAAAAGTTATCCCTGAAGCGTGTGATATACCGTCCAAGTCTCTGTCCCATATCTAGAATACCGATTTCTGCCCAAAGATCGATAAGACCGTTAGAAGCAGGTGTTCCGGTTAAACCTACCATCCTTTTTATTCCCAGACGCACTTTCCGAAGTGCTCGAAAACGTTTTGAACCATATGCCTTGAAGGATGACAGTTCATCGATAACCACCATATCATAGTCAAAGGGGATACCACTTTTTGTCACTAGCCAATCAACATTTTCTCTGTTGATAATGTAAACCTGCGCTCTCTTCATTAATGCAGCCTTCCGCTGATGTTCACTCCCAATAGCGATGGCATAGGTTAATCCTTTTAAATCATCCCACTTTTCAACCTCTGCAGGCCATGTCATGGATGCTACACGTAAAGGAGCGATCACCAGTACTTTTCGGATCAGGAAGGAATCCAATGTCAGATCAAAAATTGCTGTCAGTGTAATCGCAGTTTTACTCAACCCAAGCCCATATCAAGGAATATCGCAGCAATTGGCTTCTCCAGAAGATAATCAATTGTATATTGCTGATAAGTGTGTGGTATGAACTTCATTTGGCATCACCTCCTAAAATCTCCGTAAGTATTGGCTTTATCTGCTCCTCATCATCAATAACAAACACTTTAAATCCAAGACGTTGTAACATTCCATGTCTTTGTAACTGTAATGGTCTGGGTTTTATTCCATGCTTTTTTACCTCAGCAAATGTGGCTCTTCCACCTGGAAGTAATATTAATCTGTCCGGTACTCCGTCAAAGCCCGGAGATGTAAACTTTAACGCAATACCACCGACATCCTTGACCTCTTTGACCAGTTTCTGTTCAATATATTTCTCTTTCATGATCGCCTCCACTTGTTCCCCAAATCCAAAAAATCTCTATACGCGCGTATATATGCGTATGCGTGCACCCAATTGCTCTTTATCACTACTATTATTTTAAATAATGATTATTGGAACAATGGAACACGGATTATTATGCACCATACTACATAATGGCTGCCGCCCGTTCCCATGTGATGTAACGAAACGAGTTTCAGAGTTCATAGGAACAGGCGGTAGTTGTTCCATAGACGATTGTTGTTCCATATGTTCCAAACCCATTCATGGTTTGAGAACATAGAGCCATTGAGGACCATAGAGTGGAATTCGCTCCTTCCTGACAAGACCACTCCAGCCACCGATCCCCGCCATAATCGCAGAAATCTCGTTGCCGTCCAGTCTCCGAAGGTTGGCGCGATCTTTACCGAAGCATTCACACCAAATCTCCATGTTGGATACAGACTCACGTTTACGAACACCGATACGGTGACTCTCCCCAAATTCCGTACCACTTATAAATGCCCGGCGTTCGTATAAGTCCATACTGTCCCATTCTTCGGGCAGGAGATTTTCAAGAAAATCACGCACCAACCCTTCGCGTTCATCAGACTCTATCGCTTCCCGCTGTTCTTCCTTTGCAAGCTTTTCAAGTGCCGAATCAAGGTACAGCTTTTCACCCGTTTTGACATAAATACGTGCTTCTGCCCATATCTGAAGGGCTTCCTCCTTAGTAAGCTGCCATGACTGTCTTTTACTGCTTCCGGGTGTTTTAACCGGCCAAAACCGCCGGTTACCAGTAGTATCGCGAAGATACCCTTTCTCGGCATTGGTAGTTCCAAAGAACACACACTGCCGCAAATGCGGTGTGGCACGTCGCCCAAAACTGGCGCGGTAGATGTCGTTCTGCCTGGAAAGAAAGCTGCGCAGTGTCTCTAGCTCTGCTTTCTTAAGCCCTGCAAGCTCTCCTATCTCTAATATCCAATAACCCTGTAATTTCTCAGCAGCTGTTTTATCCTTGGTGTCCGATAGCGAAAGGCTGTCAGAAAACCATTCTCCTCCTAGCTTTGCAATAAGAGTGCTTTTACCAACTCCCTGTGGACCGTTAAGCACCAGCATGGAATCGAACTTAATGCCTGGAGTCAGGATACGCGCAATTGCTGCACAAAGAGTTTTCCTTGTGACTGAGCGAACATAGGCATTATCCGTTGCACCAAGATAATCCACCAAAAGGGTATCCACTCGGGGTATCTGATCCCATTCTGGTAATGCTTCAATGAACTCCCTGATCGGATGATAAGAACGGTCGTCGGTTACCTTAGTCACAGCAATCTCGTAATTTCTGGCAGAGAAGGAACCATAATGTCCGTCGACATAGCTGATCAATTGCGCATCATCTGCATCACGCCAGAACCTTGAGGGATGTGGCCATGGAACCTCGCCTTTTATCTCCATACCGTCAGATAACTGGTTAAACACAATGCTCTCAAGTACCGGATCATTCTCTAGGATCAATGTGAGATTACGAAGTGTATTCTTTACCGTTCCTGTTTTATCAAGGTCAAGATGCTTCTGCCAATCCCCATCACAAAACTCCGATGCAGCCTGTACTTTGCGTTCTTCAGCAAATTGTTCCCTGACTCTCTCGTCCTTTACGGCAAGCTCATTCATTGCCTTGAAGGATGGAAGCTTTCCGGGCGGTGTATTATCAGAAACCTTATCATCAAGTTCCATGAAACGGTGTATTCTTACAAGGTCAAAGGCATTCAACAAACGACCGCAAGCAGGGTCAGTGGCATGGTGGCTGTAGGCAAACTTACCATCATATATTACTAAGCCTGCAGACGAATCGGCTGGAATATAATCATAACGGCCATTCATAACGCTTGGTTCATATACATCCGAAAGAAAAGTTTCAATTGCTTCCTCTATGGAATACGCCCTGCAGAACACTCCTATAATTCCTTCCTTCGTAAGTGGATCAGATTGCTTTATTATCTGCCTTCGCACGACCTCTGACTGTCTGGAGGATACCGGCCACACGGAAGCATCACGCCAGTCGGCATATCTGGCAAGATATTCATCCGGATCAAGCAGCCCACCATCCTTTTCCCTGAACACAAACTCGCCATCAGCCGGTGTGGATGGCCAATACATCAGCCGGGATGCTTCGTAAGTGGTGTCATCGAAAAGATCGATACCGATCTCTTTTGCCACCATACGACCCAACGCAGGGTATTCGTCCTCGACTACCTCACGCAAAAGTGGAATGATGAGTCTTAATCGTGGAGCCTCCGGTGTATGTTTGTGTGTGGAATAAGCTAGGCAGCGCCAGTCATGAAGTAAATCTATCTGCTCCCATATGCTCGGTTTTGCATAATCCATATCAAGAGTGAGCATGGAACGGCATAGGACATATCCATTCCTGCGTTTACCTTCACGCAGGGCTCCGCCAACAAATCCTCCTACATCTTTGATGGAATCCTGCCTTGCACGACTCATCTTACGAAATTCAGACACGGTCTCTGTGGTACGCTTCGTTGTCCGGACGGTATTCCTAAAATCCTCCCATGAAATATCCCTGTTCTTCCAGTTCTTATCCATGCGGCTGTTGCCTACTGCAATTTTCATAAGTTTGCACCTCCTCGCAATTTTCCGTAAAATACCGTATTTGCATTCCGCGTCTTTTTGCTTTTTCTATTTCAGCCTTCATCCCTGCGGATATATAATCACCGAATGCCCAAAGCTCATCACACTTACAAAGCCACACCATACCAAAGAATAACCCCAGTTCTCGCTGAGTGGGGTCGTTGTCATCCAGTACCAGAGGATAAATCAGGTGAGATGCAAAAGGGATAGCACCTTTATCTGCTGCGAATTTTAAGTATCGCCGGGCATTCTGCGTATTCCGGCTAATATCTCCGGAATAGGGAGAGCAGATAAATACGCAGGGTTTCCACTCCTTTAACTTTTCTTCCCGTCTTACGTTCGCCAAAGCCTCCGCTGCCGTTGGGTCTGGATAGCCTTCACTGTTACGCAGATTCATGTTAACACCCCCGCATTGAGACTTTTCCAAATATCTCGAGACATAGCAGCAATCTCCCATCCAGCACTTTCAAGTACTGTGGCGCGATCATAATCAAGAACGTCCTGTGAAGTACGAGTAACTGCATTGGATAAACCATAAAGTGATAGATCTCCTCCCTCAATTAAGTACTTAAGGATATCTGATTCCTCGCTACCGGTAAAGCCATACTGCTTTGAGGTTAGTTCCACTACATCCGGAACGCGGGCGGTAATTCTCGCTTCTGTTGCGTCACGCAGCTTATTAACCACCATGGAAAACTTAGCTTCATCTAAAGCTGACCGAACGATATCTTTCAGCTTTAACATGAATGCTTTATCATCAGCTTGTAGAGTTTCATCACAGAATAATTCCCATGTTTCTTCGTTTTCCCGCCCGATATGGTATTTCCGCTTACCCATGTCGTTTACCACCATGCCATTTAGACACACCAGACGGTAAACCAGCGGCATGACCTGCACGCTCCCAAGTCCTACCTCACTGTTACTGATCACAATACCCGCCTGAACGATATCTCCCTTTCTTACCTCCATTTCAAGTCTGGTATTGACCACTTTGATATACATACGACTTTCTGTTACTTCACAGCTTTCCACGAACGCACCTTTCATTTCTCCAATAACGGGAAGTACTGACCTCATAATATCTGCATTATCAATACGGCGGTAACGGTCAGAAAGAAATGCACGTGCTGTTCCATCCAGAGTCCTTATGGTGTGCTTAGAATGTTCTTTCCCCAACCATCCGTTAACATTCTGCATTAATAAGTCAGGGTAATCCTCCCACATCTTATCGTAGTATTTGGCAGGAATTCCAAGGCTTGCGCCAAGCTGTCGGTGGAACAGCGCCGTCATCTTAAATTCAGATGATACAGGATGACCATCTTTGGTATTGGTAAGATGAAAAGAACTTCCCTCATCTGCCATAAACATGGAATGACTGCCTGCAACAAAGTCCCGCTTTGCTTTTGCCTGACGGTCAATTTCTGCCGCCAGTTCCTGCAATGTTTTTCCTGTTTTCATAGATACCTCCTGAAATTTATTTGATGAATATCCTCACTGCATAGCCATGAAAACGGCTGCTTGTGAGGATATCCGTTAAATTGTTAATCCTTTTTATAAAACTTACATTTATAACCATCAGCTCGTAGTAAAAGACCATTAGCCCAAGGTGGTGTCTCATCCATATAGTTGCAGACCATCTCCGTTGAAATATCCTCAGATGCTTCGATAACCACCTCATCATGTACATGCATTACGATGGAAAGCCCGATACTATTAAGACGTCGCATGGCATAACAGAGGATATCACGGCTGATTGCCTGAACAATATTCTCCACGAACTTCGGGCCATAGCTTTCTATCCGTTCCCACTTCTTTGTGGCACCCACGCCTTCATAGGTCACTGTCTCGTTGCCAAATCGGTTTAAAGCAATTTTGGGTTTCACATATGCAAGGCGCCTTCCGGATGGAAGCATGATGAAAAGAAAACCACTGCGATATTCAAACTGTATCCCATGTGTCTGAGCGTTGTTTCTCTCCCGGACTGCAGTTGCAGCAGCACGATCCACGTCCCACCACAGTTGCACGATATTCGGATTGGCTGTGCGCCAAGCCGTCACCAATGGCTGCAGCTCCTCTTCGGTGAGTCTCATCTCCAAGGCGCCCATAGCCTTTAACGCCCCGACGGATCCCCCATAGCCCAGTGCCAGTTCTGCAATCTTACCTTTCTGCCGCAAAAGACTGCCCTTCGTAATCTCCTCAATTGGAACACGGAACATCTGGCTTGCAGACGCTTCATAAATCTTCCCATGTGTGGCAAACACCTCATTTCGCCAGCTCTCTCCTGCAAGCCAGGCAATGACCCTAGCTTCAATTGCCGAGAAATCCGACACAATGAATTTATAACCCGGTTTTGGCACAAATGCTGTTCTTATCAGTTCTGAAAGAACAACCGGAACAGAGTCGTATAGCAATTCCAAGGCATCGAAATTCCTTAATTTCAAAAGACTACGTGCCTGCGCCAAATCGGGAAGATGGTTCTGTGGGAGATTCTGCACCTGCACAAGCCGCCCTGCAAATCTTCCGGTCCGGTTGGCTCCATAGAATTGAAGCAGCCCTCTGACCCTTCCGTCTTTGCATATAGCCTTTTCCATTGCCGTGTATTTCTTCACGCTGCTCTTCGCCAGTGACTGCCTCATTGTCAATACATCTGCAAGCTCCTCTGGTGCAGTCTTCAGTAATTCCTTAACTGCCTCTTTACCAAGCGAAGTTGTTTCCAACCCATTTTCTCCAAGCCATGCCTTCATCTGAACGACCGAATTTGGATTTTCAAGATCAGTGATTTCTCTCATGGTTCTGGTGAGCTCCTCCTTTGACTGCTCATCACACCGGATTGCTTCCCTTACAAGGTCTATATCCAGCTGAATACCTCTGTCATTAATTTCTTGGTCAAGGCGATAGTATTTCCACTCATCCTCCGGAACCGGAAACTTAAAAAATTTACTTGCAATCGCCATCTCCGTTTCCACGTCCCTTGCATTATAAGCTTTAAAATGCTCCCACTTATCCGGAGCATGGCTTGGTAGGTTTCTCGTACTTCCTCCGTTTGCTTTCGTTGGTTTGCAGGGTGAACAGAAATACCGGATGAGGTCTTTACCTTCGGATAGCTTTTTCTTCTCGGCTCCCGTCACAATTGCAGCCTGTTCCAGTGATAATGGCAATCCCAAATAGGCAGACCATACCATGGTACACCGCCAAGATACTGGATTTAGAAACCTGCATTTTTTATCCCATGAAGCAAATGTTATGCCCTGCTGCTCCAGCCACCGTGACAGGCAAACCCGTTCAAACTGTGCATTATGTGCCCACTTAATAATATTTTCATTCATTAAAGCTTCCTTGATTACAAACGGAATGACTTCACCGGAGGCGAGGTCAATGACACATACCTCACCTCCGTCTATGCTGTAACCAAATAGGAGAATCTCAAAGTCTGGTGATTCCGAATAACGATACACACCGCATTTACTTAGGTCTGCACTCGAGTAGGTTTCCAAATCCAAAAATAGTGCCCTCATGATAAGAAATCATCATCCACATCAGTAGCAAAGTCATCCTCTGCGTTAGAACGACCACCTAACGGTTCTCCGTCCTTTATCTTCTGAATGTTACCTAAGCCGCAGGCTATGCCCTTATTTCCGTTTGAGTTAAATGCATAAAAGTTAATTGATACCCTTGCATAAACACCGGAATAGACTTCTGAACGATCCAATATAGGTTGTACCTGTCGATCTACAATCTGCGGTGCTGTGTTGGAATTTGCATTGACAAAGAAGCTGTCTGCATAAGCTTCATCATCGGGACGGTCAATGTCCCCATCACGGAGAGGAAGTTTTAATGCAGCCTTATTTGGAACCTTACCACCAAATTTACCTTTTCCTTCTTCAATTGCTTCATTTACTGCTGCATTAATAGCCGCAATCGTCTTTTTATCACTTTTGGGGATGATCAGACTGACACTGTATTTTTCTGCATTTCCATTAATGCTTTTTGGTTCCCACACATTTGCATAACTAAGACGAACTACACCTGTTACAACCTTTGTAGGGTTTTTGCTTTCATTATGATTTACACTGTTTGCTGTATTTGACATTTTATATTTCCTCCTTAAAATCCTGATTTGCCGATAGGTTCATTGCCGGCCGCTTATCACTGACAGACACAAGGGTCGGACGTCCTTGTGGTTTGATGATGTAGTCTCCAAGGACTTCATTGAACTTCTTCTTTCCAAGTAGCTTCTCTGCCTCGGTGATGGTGATAAGTATCTGCCGGTAAATATCACGATACCCTGCTGCCTTCAGTGACGCTGCTACCGCTTCCTCATCGGTATATCTGCGATTTGAACGTCCCTCCACCAGTTTGTAACCTGGCCATTCCTTTCCTTCAATTGCTGTTGCCAGAGCATAATCCTTTATTGTGTTAGCCCATGAAACCAAATCATCCAGTTTTTCGAGAATTTCGGCTATCTCCTCATCTGAAAGCAGGGGTGGTAATTCGAACTCAAAAGCTGCAAGCTTTAGCTTTGCTTCCGCTCTTGCCCGGCATTTAACCTGCGCACGACAGAACTGGCAGTGCTCACCCGGTACAAATTCTCCGCCACCTTCAAAGGCAATCTTGGCCGTGGGTACCAGTACTTTTGTCGCCCACAGATAAAGTGCTTCCTTTGGCACCGTGAATGTGCTTACATTCTCCCGTCTTGGCTGGAATATGATCATGGACACATTATCGATGTCATAGATGTCATCGAAATACTCCAGTGCACCAAGAGCATACAGCTTCATCTGTGGATTTTCCTCAGCTTCAACCAGAATTCCCTGTCCATATTTGAAATCGATGATGTGCATAGTACCATCAGCTATAATTAGGCAGTCCCCGGTACCAAAGCCATCGGGTACATAATTTGAGAAGTTCAATTTCTGTTCAATAAGAACAAGAGGGTCCGGGCATTGTAGTTTAACCTTGGAAAGCTGCTCCAGAATAAAGCTTACATAATCATCCGTAAGTGCATCCATCTCATCACAGTCATACTCTGATACTGGTTTCTTGGAGCGCATCTTCAGGGCTTTCCTCAACTTGTGTTCCGCAAGGGCGTGAGCAGCGGAGCCTTCTTCTGCTGCTTTACTGGCAGTATCCTTAAACTCCTGTTCCAATCTGGCTGATGGTGTGCATACCATCCAGCGATGGGCGGAGGATGCTGATAAGATTGCATGGGTGCTCATTTCAATTCCTCCGCATCCGCTAAAAGTGCAGCATAGTTTGCCGGGGCGATCTTACTCAGCTTATCTGCCCCATACTTTTCAAGCAGTGTTCTGATCTCTGCTGTAAAACCGTCATGTGATTTCTCTGCCAGCACCGCTCTGACCTGTTCAAGTGTAATTTTTTTCTCAGCAGTCTTTGTATCAGTTACCTGAGCTGGTGTTTCTTTCTGTGCCTCACCCGCTGATACATTGGTATCCAAAGTTTCTGCCAATGTCTGCAGGCTCCCAGCCAACTTCTTAAGTTCAGTGACCACATCCAATAACAAACTAACTTTACTCATGCTCTTTGCCTCCTTTCCCACCTACCTCATTGATGGATACCGATTCCACGCTATCACCTGGAACGATGACGGTTAATCGTTGCCTTTTACCCAGAAGAAAGCGTAGGAGCTTTTCTCTGACTGTTACATGACGACAGCTGATAATCCCACCACCCGGCGTTTCTTTTGAAACACTGATCTGCAATGTGTGTCTCATATGTTGTACCTTCCTTTCCAAAGGCTTCATTTCATATTGCCTTCATTAAACAGCCACGGACTGAAAAGGATGTGAGGATATTTACAAAAGTTTTTTCAAATCTTTATAAGCTGTATGTAACCGGTGAGATATTGCAGAATGATCCACTCCCTCCCGTTTTGCATATTCATTTACGGATACTCCGTTATAATAAATGTTAATGATAAGATCCCGTTGTTTCGGCTTCAGCCTGTCCACTGTATTCCGGATATGCTGCCTTGTGTATTTACTCTCTAAGTCAGCAGCAATCTCAGCACTTTCAGAGCAGATACTGTTTCTAAACTCAAAAGCATCACGAGATAAGTGAGGATTGGTATCTGCTTGTCCATCGATATAGTCATAACCATCAAGTGAAGTATGACGGCGGGTTTCTTTCCGGTTGACGTTATATTCCTTCCGGTCAAGTTCGAGGATGATTTCTCCCCACTCCTCTGAAACCTCAATTTCATGAGTTTGTCCTGTTACTGATGTGTACCTAATTTTCATACTGGTATCTCCTTTCTTTACTGCCGGACAAGCCGGAAACAGGAGATACCTGAAAAAAGGCGCAAAAAAATAAGACCTAGGCAACACTGTTTCCAGCGTTACCCCGGTCTTGGGTGGTGGCTTCTATATCGCATATTCTACGGGAGAATCGTGAGCGGCGTCCTTGCGTAGAAGGTTGTACCAAGCGATATATGCCCCTATTGACTCAGTCGGTAATTCATGCTCTATTATTTATTTTTGGAATTTGCTTTTGCTTTCACTGCCCTCTGGGTATTAAAATTAATATGATAAATCTTACCGCATTCATGGCACCGGCATGATACCTTAATGTCAGCCGGCTTATCTGCAAATGTCTTTCCTGTCCCACACCAAGGGCAGGTTATTACAATAGGAAACTTTATATCATGCATTTACAATCTCTCCTTTTAGTAGTCCCTATGTAAGCAAGTTTGTTAACACCATGAGAATAAAATAGCAGGACAATTTCATCCTGCGTAATCTGCTTTTATATCTGTACAGTTATTATCTTTTAGCTTTTGTCATTGGTTGGTGATTCAATGGCACCCCTCCTCTTGCATCTTCTTAATACCACAAATTTGATCAATAAAATCCTGCCACTGAGTATTAGAGATATTCAGATCTCGTGCTCTTCGCAATGCCACACGAGCAATCTCCGTCTTACCTATATACTCTACCAAATCCGGATAAATATTATTTCTGCTTTTACCTGCAAGATCGTAGAAGTAATAGGAAGCATCCCCTTCGATACACAATACCTCTGTCATTTTTTCGAGATATTTCTCCGGAGCATAGCGGTTTCCTTTTTCAATATCGCTCAGATATGCCGGTGTCATATCCAGTTCCAAAGCTAGTCCACGTATCGACTTGCCGAGCGCCTCTCTGCGTGCTTTTACATATTCTCCAAACGAAACGTGACATTCATTTGGCACTAATATATTCATCATGTATTTAATCCACCTTTTACATAATATGTAAGCTTTTATGTTTATATTGTATCACTTGATTATATACTTGTCAATATTTTACATTTTATTATATGTATTTTGTTCAATTGTTAGCAAATTGTTAGTAATCTACAAAGTGGTATTTACAATTGTTCTATAAAAAATTATAATTGCAATAGATTATATTAGGGGGTTGTTTATTGTGAAAATTCGAATAAAAAGAATACTATGTTATCTTCTTTTAGTGTCAATTCTAGTATCCCTATCTGGTGCTCAGCAGACTAATGCAGCAACTAAATATTACAAAATGTATGTAAACTATATTGATGTTGGTGAATCTGATTGCGTCCTTATTCAATCCGATGGAAAATATATGTTAATCGATGCTGGAAATAATGGCGATGGTGATAATATAGTAGACTATTTAGAAAATAAGAAGATAAAGAAGCTTGATTACGTTATCTGCACCCATCCCCATGCTGACCACATCGGTGGTATGGACGATGTTATTAAAACTTTTGACATAGGAAAAGTAATAGCACCAGCCATATCCAATACAACTGAAACTTATGAAGATTTATTAAAGGCAATCAAAAATAAAGGACTAAAAATAACGAAACCGGTTGTTGGAACAAAATATGCAATTGGCAAGGCTAAATTCACAATTATCGCGCCAAACAGTTATGATTATGGAGATAATCTTAATAACTATTCCGTAGGAATCAAATTAACAAATGGTAAGAACACTTTTATCTTTATAGGGGATAATGAAACCAAAGCCATTAATGACATACTGAAAAATAAGATAAGTTTAAAAGCAGACGTGTATATGTGTGGCCACCATGGCTCCGATACAAGTACCACAAAAGAACTGCTTAAAGCAATTAGTCCAAAATATGCAGTTATTTCTGTCGGAAAGAATAGTTATGGGCATCCCGGAGAAAACACAATAAGCTTGTTGGCAAATAGTAAAATTACTACTTATAGAACAGATGAAAACAGTACAATTGTTGCTACTAGTACCGGTACAAATATTAAATTTAATGCAACTGCCACAAAATTTAATGACAGCAAAGACACCTCAACTTCTGCTAACAATAAAACAATAGTTTATATCACTGAGACCGGAACGAAGTATCATAAAGCCACATGTTCCATGCTGAATCAGAGTAAAATAAAAACGACCTTGAAAGAAGCAAAAGCAAAGGGGTATGAACCTTGTAAAAAGTGCCATCCCCCAGAATAGGAGCCATATGAAGCGATTAATTATAGACAGATTTGAAGGCATATACGCTGTTTGTGAACAGAGTGATCGAACAATGGTTGATATTGAAAAGGGCCTTATCCCAGAGGAAGCTCACGAAGGAAGCTGCATTCTTATTTATGAAGACGGAAAAATTGAAATAGATTCGGATGAAACTCTTAACCGAAAAGAAAGAATTAAGAAATTAATGGATGATTTATTTGAGTAATTTTTGGATATTATACTTGGGATTTTAGCAAATATTGCCTTATAAGATTCAAAAGACAGTATGATATCCATACTGGAAAAATTACACAAAAATAATAATATTTAATAACATAGAAATGTGGCAATCATATACCATTCTAAAGTAAATCTATAAATGGACTTATCAAGAGTCTTACTTCAATTCCCACAACATTCATATTTTTATGGCACAATATAGCATATACAAAAAGACCTAACAGAAGAAAGGGATATCGTTAATATCCTATTCCTCTGTTAGGCAATGAAAAAGGTTGCACAAAACATAAGCTAAATAAGGTATTACCCAAGCATCCCGTCACCTAAAAGATTTTAAAATTGTTCAGATCACAATCAAGGTCACCACGGCAAGTCATCCACCCAAATGTGTTCTACCTTAGCATCGGAGATTTCCATTTATCCGGCCTGGTATCTTGCTCTAAACAAGTAATTTTTTGATATAATCAATAAGAGGAATTTCTTCTTGACCATCTTTGGATTTTATAATGCAATGCCAATTTGTATCTATAGAAAATTCTAACTGGTTATAGTATCTTTCTCGGTTCTCAATGCTTTGAATTGCATTTCCAGCATAATATTCATTTTCCACACCTGTTAGCGAAGGGAACACAATTCCAACATTATCACAATCGTACATAAGAGCATATGCCAAAATCTGTAATCTATCGGCTCTTGAATATCCGCGGTTCTGAATATTTTTATATTTAACATCAAACACAACATATTTATTTTTCTTTGTATCATGAATAATAATATCCGGTTTAACATTTCCATTAATATAATTCGAATACAAATTATCACTCTGCTCCAAAACCTTTGATTTGTAATCATATTTGAGCATATGAAGTCCCTCCTCTGATGACAAATAGGACTTAATACCGGCTTGTTTTAAATATGTTCTAACATACATTTCAAAGAGTTTATCCATTGATACGGCATATGGAATAACATAACATGTAAATTTCGAATCACCATTTGCACCCAATGTAATCTCATTCAAAACCATTTTGGCAGCATTAATAACAGGCTTATAGTATACATAACACCCTGTTGTCTTTATTTTAATCAGATCCTGACGCAGAATTTTTGTATAAGTTAAATGCCGTAATGCATTTTGGCAATACGCTGTCATTTCACGAAATGAATTACTATTTCCACTTGCAGAACCAAAGTACCTATTAAGAAACAATGTTGCTTTATGTAATGCCGCCTTAAGAACCTGGTTTTCGAGAATATCTTCAGAGTATTGCAAATATCTACAATAGAGACGATCATTTCGCCCACGAAGTGTATTGTTTCGAATATTATTCTTGAACAGAATTTTTCCTTTAGCCTTGCCAACTAAATTTTCTTCTTTGATAACCATTTTACCCATAAGAGGTCTGCTGCAAAGGTCTTTCAACAAGCTTAAGAACACACTTGCTGTAATAATGCTACTATTCAGTGCTATGTTATCTTCAACAAAAATCGGATCTTCACCGTCAAAGAAGTAAAACAATTCGTTGTTTTTCAGATCTTCAATTTCTTTTTCAACTGTGTCTATTCTAGTTGTTTGAGGTGCCAGATATCGTTCGAACTCGTCATCATCTCTTAAAGCATTGAGCATATCTACAACAGAAACAGGAAAACGTGGTTCTATTCTCAAAATCACTTCCCGTCCATCATAAGATAACAGATTTTTCCCATTTACACATTTCAGTCTGCACAAACCAACATAATTTCCAGAGTAAACTCTTCCATTTACTCTTCTAATCCCCAAGTTAACTGGCTCATCATTTGCAGCATACTGTATCGTGTCAATATTAACTTTTTCCTGTAGCTTATCCAATGAACTATTATCATTGGCACAAAAGAGCCATTGATGCTTTGACCCTTCTTCCCAGTAACTGTTTTGAACCATAGACTCATCTCCGCTTTGGCTAATTATCTGCCAGTAATTTGTTGAATATTTCTTTTACACGTTCCTCTTCGCTATTGATATTAATCTCACCAGAAATACAAGCCCGTAAGCCACCAAAAGCATCATTTTCAGAATCGGTTTGCTCAATTTGGAACATCCCGTCCTTATAATATTCCCTTAAAACCGGCAATATCTGATATTTAAATCGAAGGTAAAGCTGCTCCTTAGATGTAACAAGAAAATATGTATGCCCTATTTGAACATCGTCTTTGTAATACTCTGCATTTAAATTTCCTGGAGCAAACAGTTTTTCCACTACCTCAAACAAACGGACAGCGCTTTCATTTGTTATCCTCTGAGCTTCCTTGGATGGCTCGTCCGTTAATTCACTTAAATTGTAAGTCGTAATAATTTCCTTATTAGGTAGTAATGAGAAAAAGAGGAATCTTCGCCTAATTGCATAATCAATTCCCCCAATGGATTTATCCGCAGTATTCATTGTACCTAGAATATATAAATTATCTGGAAGAACTACTTTGTTTGAACCATCGACAGTATATGGTGTTGCTACGCTCTTCCCTCTATATTCCAGGCCATAAATCAATTCACCAAAAACTGTCGCTAAATTAGCACGATTGATTTCATCGATAACTAAAAAGAATTTGGTATTTTCGTACGCTTTACGACAGGCGATTTCCGCAATTTTTCCTAATGTTTTATTCACGGTATCATATGAAATAGCGGAAGATTTTCCATCTTCTCCTTTCAGCGTTGATACTTCTATGCCACGCACGAAATCTTCGTATCCATACGAAGGATGAAATTGAATGATATCCCAAGCTATTTGCGGCACTTTGCCTGGATTCATTTTTTCCCATGCAGTAATCGGAATGCCTTCCGCATAACTTGTAATCTGCATAGAATCCAATTCATCATCGGAAAGGTATTCTGCACTTTCTTCCTTTTCACCAATAAACTTCAAAAACTCCCGAGATGAATAAGTCTTCGATGTTCCCGGAGGTCCTTGCATTATCATCTGATGGATATGAAGATTTTCCATTGCATCTGCATATTCTTTGTATTTTTCCGTTGTACTCACTTTGTAGACTCCTTCCACTTTTATTGTCTGTCCATTCCAAGTTATAGTAGCACCAATATCTGCCCAAAATAGTTTCAGACCTTTGATTTTTTCTCTGAATTGCCTATTTCTTTCCAGATTCACATCTGCTTCATCTGACCCTGAACCAATTTGACGAACATATTGGAGAAAATCTTCATATTCAGCTTTAGCAAATTCTCTAAGTATTCTAATGTTATTGTCATTAGGAAAATCAGATAGGTATTCCGAATAATTTTGATTTATACACTTGTAATAGCTTCGGAGAATACGGAACATGATAGAGTTAGGAGACGATGATGCTCTTTCATTAATATAGTTGTCATCGTTCAAATCCTCACTCCAACGTGTATATTCCTTCGGTTGCATTTCAGATGCGGAAACATATTCGACTCCGTTTATCTTCAAAATATCAGCCTTGTTTGAAGAATAAAAATATCTCGGATTCTTAGGTGTACCATCCGCCTTCTTAGTTGTTCCATACGAATATTCATCTCTATCAACTCTTTTGACATATAAATAACCTGGTGTTGAAAAAGTTCTGTCACGACCGTCCAGTTTGCTACTTTTTCTTACCAATATGCCAGGGTTTAATAAAATCGTGTCAATAATATCTATATCACAAACTAATCCTTGCGTTTTAATGCGAGCAACCAAGTTTACAATCGGTCTATGTGTAAGATTCTCTTCATAGAAAATATCAGGTGTAACATTGGTTCTATACTCACATATGCTATGGTTATCAGCTAGTGCGAGGTCTTTACTATATTTCCCATTAGCTAAATGCTCTAATATATCAATACCTGCTTTTGCAGATTTATCTACAATTCCATCTTTAATATACTGCCTAAGTGTTGGAATAACTTGATGTCTCATTACTTGGGTTATTCCATCATGGCGAAATACTCCATGCCCAATAACATATTTTTCACGATCGAATTGAGAAATCTGGTTTCTATAGCGAAGATTTTCTAAAACTACTCTTTTCGATCTGTAAAACATCGCATTGGAAGAAATATCATAATCACCGTACGCTTCCGTAGCAACATCGCTCATGTAATGATAATCGCTCTCGATAATTTGGTGATAAAAGTGTCGGAAGAATCCATAGTTCATTTGCTCCACACTATCCACGGTAGTACATAGCGTTGCGATAATATATATATTGGGTGGGATACTTAGTTTCGTTCCATTCTGGGATGTAATAATAAACTTTTCATTTCCATGAGGTTCAAGCAGAGGTAAAACATCTCCTAAAATGCCAGAAATGTAGCCACGCCCTATATCTTCCAAAATAAGAAAGTATTTTTTACCTTCTTTTTTCTCCCAGCTTTTATTTGCTTTCTTTAAAATTGACAGGAAAATCTTATCATGATACTCGAACGAAAATCCGTCCACATTTGTATCAAGCGACATACCGGCTACAAAATCCTCATAAGAATATGAAGGATATATTTGCACAATTTCTTTTTCAATCTTGTAACCAACCTCTGGAGACGCTATACATCCTTGAGATTGATATTGTGGTAGCTGACATATATTCGTTATTTCATTTGCAATATATGATTTTCCAACAGCTGTTCCGCCAGATAGAATCAGATATTTATTACTGTCAATTACATCGCACAGTTCTTTTATCAAATTTTCTGTAGTATGTGTCATAACAATACCTCATTAGAGTTTTTCTAATACCTCCGAAACTGCCATTGCAATACATTTTGCTAACACAGGGGGAACCGCATTTCCAATCATTATATAGACATCTGATTGGTTCCCTATAAAGTCAAAATCATCATCAAATGACTGAATTCTTGCAGCCTCTCTCGGAGTGATGCATCGACCCTGTTTTGGGTCAAAATGTATAAATCTGTTTCCATCGCGGTCTAAATGTGAAATAATTGTTGTACTCGGTTCATCCTTGCGTAGTACATGATATCGATGTATTGGCGATTTTGCTCCAACACGTTCCTCATACAAATCGCTTAATGCTTTGCTGTTTGTATATTCATTGCATCCTGATTCAATATCAGCAGCAAGCAATCTGTATATTTCAATATCTCGTATGCTGTGGCGCCTGGCAATATGCCAGGTAGTTTTACAGTCCGGCTTTGAGTAAGATATTCTACCAGATGGCGATGGCTTATCAATCAATGGATAAGCAGCTGGTAAATCTCCAATAGCTTCACCCACAGTCTTTTTATGCTTGACTTTGTATTTTGGCAAGATCTTAGAATAGAAATCATGCAAAAGTTCTCGTGAATTTTTTGTATTATCTTTTCTAAGACCGAGAATAATCAATCGTTCTCTGTGCTGTGGAACACCATAATCGCTTGCATTTATTTTTGCATACTTTTTGATGTCATCAACTATTTCATAACCTATGCTGCCAAATCCCTTTCTTATCAAATCAATAATTGGCGTTCCATCCGGGATTGCACTTAATAATCCAGGAACATTCTCAAAAATAAAAGCCTTTGGTTTGTAGCGGTTTACAACACTCAGATAATGTTCAAAAAGATAATTTCTATAATCATCTTTCATACCATTTCCATCTTTAACACGACCAGCAACAGAATATGCTTGGCACGGAGGGCCACCAATTATAATATCAATTCCATTTGCTTTATTTACATAATAGTCCAACCCTTTTCCATTTCCATAAGGGCCTGTTTTGTAACGGCTCTTTTTCCCACTTGGAAGAATTTCGGATTTCGGCGCAGCTGACTCAATATTCCATCCTAAAAACAATTCTTCCTCTCTCTGAATATCAAAACACATCACTCGCTCTTTTGCATCCGCAATATGCCATTTTTTTTCTAATCGATTAACTAATGTATTAATTTGCGGTTGTAACCATTCAACTGCTGCAATATCCTCGTATTTTCCACTCTGAAGAAATCCATCTTCTAATCCACCACATCCAGCAAATAAATCAATCATTTTATATTTCACGCTCATAAACCTCTTTACTTTGTTTTAAGTATGATTTTAATGCCTCAGCAACAGCTTGTCCTAGCAATGGTGGTACAGCATTTCCAACCTGTTTATACTGTTGTGATTGGTTTCCATAAAAAATAAAATCATCTGGAAAGCTCTGCAATCGAGCGCTTTCTCTCACAGTCGGAATACGGTTATATTTATAGTGAAAGTGCGATCTGTGTCCCGTATTTATTGTAAGCGAAGGCTTCTTGCTATGATACCGTGTTAATGCCTCATGATATTTATACATTCCCCTGTATTCTTCTGGAAGAGCAAGGTAATTTTTCCCTTCAGGGACTAAAGCAATCATCTTTTTTGTTTTTTCAATCGGTATGCTGCCCACATGGTTGTAAACTTTATCCGAGTGTCTTCTCATCAATTTTTGATAGTCTGTTGAAGGTGCGACTCGGTAATCTTGAATTGCTTCACCACGCAGGATTTCCCCTTTTTCTGTTTGTAACGTTGGTAAATCGCTTATTGCATCTTCACAGGTCACATATTTTTCAGGACACATAATGGCGGGGGGAAATTCAAATGTTCCATCAAAATTTTTTAATCCGACAAAGAAAACTCTTTTACGAATTTGAGGAATTCCATAATCTGGGGCAAATAAAAGTTTTGGTATCATTTTATATCCAATTTTTTCAAAATCCGTAATAATTCTTTTTGCCCCTTCTCCTCCTCTTGCCTCTATCATTCCCAAGACATTCTCAAGCAAAATGGCTTGTGGTTTTATGCGTTCAGTAAGTTTTACCATTGCAAGATATAAAAAATTTCTCCTATCATTTATATCCATAGCCCCGGCATATGAAAATCCTTGACATGGAGGGCCGCCTATTAATACATCCAATTTTATTTTTCGTTCATCGAGAAACTCGATAACCTTATCAATATTGCTATGATCAAATAAATCCAAATTCATGGCAACTGCGCCGCCATGATTCATACTAAAAGTCTTAAGTGCAGCATCATCATGGTCAACACCTAATATCACATTATATCCGGCATCCAGGAAGCCTTTGGATAACCCGCCCGCTCCTGAAAATAAATCCACACAAGTAAATGGTTCCATTTGTTATCCTCTTTCCAGCTCTGTATTTCACATTATTTTACAAATAACTACGTCCATTATTACGGATTTAATCCTTTGTGAATTCAACAATATCATCAATTGTGCATTCTAACGTCTTACTAATCTTTCCCAGAACTTCTGTTGACACATTTTCGTTCCTTGAAAGTTTTTTTACCGTATATTCGCTTATTCCGGCCATGCTTACCAGATCTTTTTTATGTAAGTCTCGATCCAGAAGAATATGCCAAAGCTTCTTATAACTAATAGCCATCAATAAATCCTCCGAAACAAAAGGTGAATAATTAGCTGAATAATTATTGCTTAATAATTAGCTGAATAATTATATAGTTCATTATTGTATATCATACCATAAGAAGGTCCTTATTTCCACCCTTAAAGGCAAATTTTCACCCTTTTTGTCATGTTTTTATGTTCATACAATTGTATACGACTTGTAAATAAACCTCTCCCAAAACATATTGTTTCTTATCAACTCAACCTGTTTTCCATAACAATCCTATCTCCACATCCCTAGCTTGCTAATACAAGATATAAAAAAGTATATACCCATTCTTTTAAATCCTATAATACAAATGATAATGCAGCTTATTGTGGCTTTCTCATCACCTGTTTATGGATTGGAGATATTAAAATGCACGTAAACTATAAAACTATCGGCAAGCGTATAAAGGAAACCCGCATCCAGCAGCATCTTACACAGGCTGAACTTGCTGAGATAACGGATATGTCTGTTTCCTATATTTGTTGTATTGAAAATGCAAAAAAACATGCAAGCCTAGAATCCTTGGTTCGAATCTCTAACGTACTTGGAGTTACCGTTGATGAATTACTAAATGGAAATCAACTTCATAATCCTACTGAATACCAAACTGACATAGATTTATTGATGTCTGACTGTTCCGGATCAGAAAAACGTTTTATATTTGAACATATCAGCGCCGCAAAATCCATATTGCGAAATAACGGCTGGATACTGACTGAAAAAAAGGACAATTATTAACGATAGCAAACTTCTTATTATCAGATTTATATGCACTTGGAAATAGACCACAGGTTAAACACTTGACTCATGGTCTATTTTCAATTCTTATGAAAAAAATATAATAGAGCCATACTGCTTAAACAAGGGAAGGTTACTTATGACTGAAAATGAGATAAAGCAAGAAAGCATTGCTATACAAAAATCAAAAATCCGAGAACGATATAAAGGCATAAATTCAGATGAACTAGATATTATTCCCGCTTTGCCACAAGAAGATTTTTATGATAATCAAAGGGAAAAGCGTGTAGCTGTCTATGCCAGAGTATCAACCGATGATCCAAGACAAACATCGTCATATGAATTACAGAAATACCATTATCATGATGTTGTCAGCCGCCGTCCAGACTGGAAACTCATTGAAATATATGCCGATGAAGGCATTTCCGGCACCTCTCTCCAGCACAGGGATGCATTTGTAAAAATGATTACTGACTGTAAGGCAGGGAAGATAGACTTAATTGTTACAAAGAGCGTTTCACGTTTTGCCCGAAATGTTGTTGACTGTATCGGATATGTTAGGCAGCTCGCTGCTTTGCAACCACCGGTGGGAGTATTTTTTGAAACCGAGAATATTTACACCTTGAACAGTACGAGCGAAATGAGTTTATCCTTCATTTCTACATTAGCCCAGGAAGAAAGCCATAATAAAAGTGAAATTATGAATGCTTCAATCGAAATGCGTTTCAGAAGAGGTATTTTTCTCACACCGCCACTTCTTGGCTATGACCAGGATAATGATGGTAATCTTATCATAAATGAGGAGGAAGCTAAAATTGTACGATTGACATTTTTTATGTACCTATACGGCTACACTTGCCAGCAGATTGCCGACACGCTTACCAACCTTGGATGTCGTACTAAAAAGGATAATACAACCTGGTCGGTAAATTCTATTTTGCAAATTCTTCAGAATGAAAGGCACTGTGGAGATGTTCTTGCTCGGAAAACCTGGACCCCAAGTTACCTTGACCATAAATCAAAGAAGAACAAACAGGACAGAAACCAGTATCGTCAGCGTAATCATCATGAGCCAATTATCTCAAGAGACGATTTCATTGCTGTTCAACACCTAATTAGCAACGCAAAATACGGAAATAAAGGACTCCTTCCGGAACTTCATGTCATTACCGACGGTGTTTTAAAAGGATTTGTTCCTATCCATCCAAGATGGGCAGGATTCAAATCAAAAGATTATAAAGCAGCATCAGAAAGTGTTACTGAAGATGTCAACTCAATATCATCCTCCTGTATAACAGCTCAATCTGGAGATTTTGATCTTCGTGGTTTTGAAATAGCACGAGCACAGTTTTTCGATACCGCTGATCGAATCAGTATGACATTTTCTATTAATGGAATCAAATTCAGTACAGAGGCTATTCGTAAGTTAAATGATATTGTCGGTATTGAAATGCTGGTGCATCCAACCAAACTCCTATTTGCTGTACGTCCTTGTACAAACGAAAACAGAAATTCCGTACAATGGGCCAGTCCTCAAAATGGTCGGATTAAGCCTCGCCTTGTCAGTGGTACTGCCTATTTATCCACTTTATATGATATATTCGGATGGAATCCAACCTGCAAATACCGCGTAATAGGAGTTCTTAAAAAAAATGAAAATACATCACTCATAATATTTAATTTACACGAAACGGAGATCTTAATTCCAAGTGATGTTCTTGATTCAGCCGATAAAAAAGAACAAGAATCAAAAAAGCCATTGGAAGATATACTTCCATTTACTGAAGGTGTAAAGAAGAATGTCCTTGCTTATCCAGCAGATTGGGTAAATGGATTTGGTAACAACTATTATAGCCATTCGCAGGCTCGTGAACTTGCCGCTTTTTCAAATAATAAAGAATGGGGTGTTCACCTGAATGGAGTTCCGTATAAAGAATCCGAATTGCAGATAACCGATTCAGATGATATTTGTAAAAGCATCGACAAATTAATGAATGATATGAAACAGGAGGTTAACCATGAACGAAATAACCATGTTGAATGATAATATTATTCAGAACACAAGTAATGAAATTATGAATAATACCTACAACCCAAAACAGAAAACAACCTCAAGGGAGATTGAAATAATTGAAGAGGATGCTTTTAGTTATGATGGTTATCAGGTCGTTCGTGGAGAGTTTTTTGCACATACATATGAACCATCCTTCACTTTAAGTAACTGCAAGGTCTCCTTAAATACCGCTTGTATAAAAAAGCTGCCTGATGTTGATTTCGTACAAATTCTTGTAAATCCTGATGAAAAAAAATTGGCTGTCAGACCTTGCTCAGAAGATGAAAAGGATTCCTTTCGTTGGTGTTCTGCCAGTGAAAAGAAACGTTCTCCAAAGCAGATTACGTGTAGAATGTTTTTTGCAAAGGTTATCTCACTCATGGGTTGGAACCCCAATTATAGATATAAGTTATTGGGAAAACTAATAAGTTCTGATAATGAACTTCTTTTTATTTTTGATCTTACAACACCTGAAATATATATGAGTACGGCCAAAGAGGGGGAAAAGCCAAAAATGTCACGTACTCCCGCATACCCTGCTGAATGGAAGAATCAGTTCGGTTTACCTGTGGAGGAACATCAAAAATCCATTCAGGTAAATATTTTTGACGGTTATGCAGTCTTTGGTATCCAGGAAAACAGGAGGAATTTTTCCTCTTCTGATATTGAAGTAACGGAAAGTGAGGTAAAACAAAATGATTAATCAACCTTCCTTACAACCGATTCTATCTATCGATCTTAAGAAAAATCGTATAAGAATTCACAAATCAACACTACATATGTTGGGAGATCCCGAATATATCCAATTACTTGTAAATCCTTCTGCTCGAATCATTGCTTTAAGACGTAGTATTCGTGAAGATCATTTGGCCCATCATATTAAACCTCAAATGCTATCAACTAAAAATTGTTGTGAAATTTATAGTAGTGACCTTCTTCGAACTTTACGAAATGTAAATTGCGGATGGCAGAATAAAAAGGCATACCGAATTTATGGTGATTTAATTCAGAAAGAAGGGATTGCACAGTTTTCAATGAATGACTTTGTTTTAATGAACGAAACACAAGATAATATTGAATAGAGGAAAAAGTATGAACGACTATCGTATTCATAACCTTAAAATAGATGAGGAATTCAAGAACCTAATTCCACCGCTTTCTCATAATGAGTATGAGGAGCTAAAACAAAATCTAATAAATGGAGGCTGTCGCGAAGCCATAGTAATATGGAATGAAATAATAATTGACGGACACAATCGATACGAAATATGTCATCACTGTAATATTTCATTTGAAGTATTAGCAATGGACTTCAATAAACGGGAAGATGTAATAGCATGGATATGTTCCAATCAATTATGTACGAAAAACATATCTGATGAAACAAAAAAATATTTAATTGGAAAACGATATGATGCTGAAAAAACAATCGGTGCAAAATACCCCACCATTGGCAGTAATCCTTATTCAGAAAAAGAGTTTTCTACCATGTTGTTGAACGACGAAAACAACAGCAACACAACAGCCCTTCAGCTCGGAAAAGAGTATAACATCTCACAAAACACAATTTATAAATATGGTGTCTACGCAAGAACAATTGATATAATTTCTGAAAAAGATACTGATATTGCAAGAAAAATACTCTCCGGTAAATTAAAAATATCGCATGAAAATCTTATAGAACTATCACGACTTCCAAAGGAGAATATCAAAAATTTGAACAGTTATCTTTCCAGTGAACAAATAGAACATATCAGCTACTCAGAAATGCGCCATGAACTGCAATGGAAAAGACTACCTTCCCCACCAATCAAACCATCAGCTCATACGGACATTCAAATCAAGCAGATGCCAAAGTATGACCCGGATGCTGATATTTCTAGCCTTATGCTTACTATTCCATCCTGGGTTAGCTCCATAAAACGTACCCGATTATCTGCTAATCTCAGGCATGTATCCGATGGTGCACGAAACAAATTACAAAACCAGTTAGTCGACCTTAAAAATACGATTGAAAGTATGCTAAATGCCCTTGAGGAGGAAAAATAATGGACGAATTACTTAAGTATGTACCGAATGTACATTTTGAACAGATACCAATAAAGAACCTTGTATCCAACCAAGAATACCAACGAAACCTGTCAATTAATCATGTACAAAGGGCCGCTGACAACTTTGATCCGTATCAGGTCAATCCAGTAAAAGTCAGTCGCCGCAATGGAATCAATTACGTTTTTAACGGCCAGCATACCATAGAAATCATTGCATTGGTATCCGGTTCTCGCGAAACACCAGTATGGTGTATGATATACGATGACTTGGAATATTCGCATGAAGCAGATATCTTTGCTAACCAGATGAAGTATGTTAAACCGCTCTTGCCTTATGAAATCTTTATGGCTAATATTGAAGCCGGCAATGATAAACAACTGATTATAAAAGATTTAGTTGAATCTTATGGTTTATTCCTTACTCAAAGCTCCAGACCCGGTGGCATTTGTGCTGTTTATTCCTTAGAAAAGATATATGACAAATACGGTTTTCATACACTAGATCGTGTTCTGCGCCTTTGTATCGGAACTTGGGAAGGTACCCCACAATCTTTTAGCGGAAATATGCTAAATGGCTTAGTAATTCTACTTGAAACCTACGGTGATTCTCTGAAGGATGATGTATTCAAAGAAAAAGTTGGCCGAATATCGGTAAAAGAAATCAGCAGAACCGCCAAAGAACGAAAAGCGGGATCACTCGGTTTTGCAGAGGCTCTTCTTCTTGCTTACAATAAAAAATCCCATAATCCATTAAAATGGGAAACATTATATGCACTCAAAACAAAATCTATTGCATCTGAAGAACAAGAGGATGAATCCGACAGCAATATAAATTCAATCGCTGAGGGCCAACTTGATATATTAAATTCTTGCGACAAATAATATATACGAAACCCTGCTGTATTAAAAATGCAGGGTTTCATGTTTATTTTGGTATTTATTTTGCCATGCAAATGATTCTTTTGCTTCAAGGTTGTTCTGTTCCCCCTCTACATCCATCCTGTCTCCACAACTATACAAAAATACCCGTTATCTTTCCAACGAAACATAGCCACCGGTTTTCGGTGATTTTTAGGAAATGACGGTACGAGGAAATATATCGACCTTCTACTCACCGTCAATATCAAGAATGAGTGTATCCTCAATCATGTCTTCAATTCTGCATGCTTTCTTAATATGACTAACAAAATCATAATTTAGTAGATCCAGATTCCATATGCGAATAATGTTTTTATCAGTTAAATACTGTAGACTTTTTATTATTCTAGATATCTTATACAGATAGCCTCCTTCATCATACAAGGAACTTTCATCCCCCCATTCCTCCAACTGGTTAGAGTACTGTAGGGCAGGCATATTTAAATTTTGTCCATTTTCATGTCTTGTGTAATTATCCTGCAACAATTTACAAGACTCCTGTGATTCCAGTAACGCCTTGAAATCTTTATAAACAATTCTGGATTTCACGTCATATGCAAAATAAGGTGTAACCTTTCCATCTATCGGATTGACAAACAAGTGGCAATAAGAATATGCTTCAAAATTACTCGGTTTTTCCACATCTATTATGCTCCCATGAATCTTTCCGGATCCTCCAAGTCCTTTAACGAACTCTGAAATTTTCTTCTGCCCACCTGTGTATCGGTCTAACAGTTGGTGAACATTATCCGTATAGGTATCAAGAGTAGCATAATAATATTGTAAATCCTCTAGGCTATTCTGTAGCAATTTGCTCGGTCTACCTCCATTCAAAAGGTAAAGACATTTATTTTTTGACCGATTGGAATATAAACAATAAAGAAAGAACATATACTTTCCGTTCTTCTTTACCATGTAAATCTGTCCATCTTCTCTTCCAAATGACATCTGCACCAGTTTACCCTTATTGAAATCTGTGTACTGACTCTTTGTTATCTCATGAATGCCTTCTTCTAAATATGCAAAAATGTCATATTCATTATCGATATAAAAGTATTTCAGTCCTATTTTTTCTGTTTTATAACCAATTTGATTATCTGCATATATAACCTTGTTATCGCTGATATCAAAGTAATTACGATGGTTATGTCCGTTTACGTAAATCCAGTTCGGATTATGTGGATCTGCATTCCAGTCCCATTTCTGCATATGTGTAATTACTATAACCTTGTTCTGTGGAAGAGTCTGTAATAGTTTCCGATATATGTTATTAAATCTACGAGCTTCAGAAATATCTCTTAGCAGAGCCACTTCCGCAGATTCTGATTCCTCAAAAGATTTTCCATAACGCATATTCACAGCATTATATTTTTCATTTAATCCACTAAATCCAATGCCTCCAAGTACTGCAATTGAACACTCCTGTGCTAGCCCCCTTATTTGTTCTTCGCTCAGTTTGAGGATTTTCTCTTCGTTAAGTATAAAATGCTGATGGTAGTGATTCACCAAAAGAAAATCATTTTGCAAAAATGTTATCCCCAACTCTTTGAAATAATCACGATATACCTGAATATTGTTTTCCATTTCATCCCATGGATCCCAAAGTTCATGATTGCCATGGATTACAATAATTCTTTGAGGTTCCCAAAAACGTACCAACTCCTCATAGAATATTTTTGCCATCTCAAATTCAGAAGAAGTATCTCCAGCAATTAGAAGATAGCTATAATAAGGAACTGTTCCTACCGATTCCAACATTTTTCGTGCCAGGAATTTAACATATCCTCTTATTTCTTCCTTTGTTGCTCTCAGTTTAAACTTATGTAAAACCCTATGGCACAGATGAATGTCGCTTACATAGAAAAACGGTACTTGGCTGTAATCAAACTGTTCATGTCCATCCTCATCAACTGGTTTTGGATAATTGAATCCTGTCAAAAGACAGATTTCATTTTTCTCCATCTCAGTTAAATCCATGCACTCTATGCGTTTTTTCAGTCCTTCGAAATAGCTACCGTCAAACAGCCCTTGTTTTACCAGAACATCTTGATGAATCACCGCTCCTTCAATGTTGTATTGTTTTAGGTCGAAGCCTTCAAATTTATATGTCCGTAATTCTGCATCATATAGATTGCCATCCAAGAAGCTGTAAAACTCATCAAAGTTCTGGAATTCAATCATGACTGAATATGAATCACCTATTAATTTGCTTTCATCAAAAATAGATGGTCTTCCATTATAAAACACTTTTACATTTGCCACGAATAAATTCGTTTCCGAATTGTACTGTTTGTAAAGGATTCTGATTTTCCCTTGTAATTTCTGAAACTCCAAAATCTCTCTATTCTTTTTTATACTTTCAGGTAAATACATAGAGGCAGAGAAGTCTTTCTTAATACACGCTAAACATATATCAATTCCATTTCTGCAATTCGGCATATAGATTAACCCATTTATGCTAAATTCAATTATACTCTCTAAAAGTTCCGCAGGAGATTCTTCATTAAATATCTCATATCTTTTCTCAATGGGAACATATGACAAAGTCTCTGCTTTCTTTGTTATTGCAAGCAAACAGATTTCCTTGGTTCTCCATTCAGTAGGGACATTGTTAAGTAAATCTGCGTTTGCCTGAACAGCCAACAAACACATTTCTATGGTAATAAACTGTTCTGGAACATATCGAAATACATTTCCATCCTTTTGAACTGCAGCTAAACAAATATCTACATCAATACATTTTCTGGATGCATATTTCAGTGCCTTGGGATTTTGACTGATAGCCGCTTTACACATTTTTATTGTCTGATCCTTTTTCGGTATCTGTCTCAGAAAAAGACCATCTTTTTTCAGTTTTTCCACAGTGTCGTCCATCCCATGTTACCTCCATTACTTATTAATAATAATTCATCGCCAAAATCATTATTTTATCGAATACAACCACCATATTACTTCAGCATAAAAAAACTCATCAAAAACCATTCTTACACACACTTTATTCTTTTTGAATGCAATATATCTGTATCGATGATGCTGAACAATCTACAAATCAAAAGCCGTTATTATATTGCCGCAAATATCAATCCCGATATTTATATGATTAGTAACTCGAGAACCAATCTCTGGAATTTTTTGAACTGAAATAGGATTTTGGTTAAATGACTCTGAAGTAACCTTGTCAATGTTATATACAAAATCATAGGCAATGGCATAATTATACCTCATATCTTTCAACAAAAAAATTATGCTCAATTTCATTTAAAGTAGCAACCATCCATAATTTCTAGATCACTTGTTTTATAATACTTCAGAAATAGAAGATAGTCTTCTTTAGTTAATGTTAATATAGGACGAGATTTAACCACACTTCCGTCTGAGTTTACATATTTATCATAGCATTTTCCCGTCTTACAATCATATACTTCAGAAGAAGCTAGAGCCTTATCAATTGGGTATAAAAAGCTAACTCTATTATATACAAAAGGTTCGTAACCCTCCTTAATATAAAAGCAAGCTTTGAATCGAATTATATAAAAAAGCTTTTCCTTATTTACAATATCCGGAATATTACATCCAGACCAAAATATTGGTTTTTGCAATATAGTAGGTATGCCACACTCTTCATAAGAAGGAAAAGCGCGGGACAAATAGTCCTCAACTGTAAGGGCTCCATACTTTTCTTTATCAATATAATCATTAGTAAACTCCGGGAATGATGGTTTAAAACCATTCAGAGAAATTGCTGCATTGTTGAAGGCTTCTAATTCATTATACTCCTGTTCAATTATATCCTTAGTACTTTTCAGAAAATCTGCATCATATTTTGCGTCACTTGTGGCTAAATAACATGTATTGATTAAGCCAAATCTCGAATAATATAATGATATATTTTTAATTTCTCGTTCTGCGAGACTTCCGATACACCCGTTCTGCTTATCCAGTAATCCCAAAATATAGTAAGAAAAAATTTGTGCGCAATAATCCCATTGCAAAGATACATCCTTAGTACATTTAAAATCATAGAGGGTACCATCAATAAAAATATCCGCATCAGCTCCACCGACTTTTTTGCTCCACTCACCAAATGTGGGATTGAAAACTACGTCACTGTCTGATGTTACAATATTGCTATTAATAAAGGTTTCTATAAAGACCTCACAAAGTAGCATTACTTCTTTCTCTACTAATGGCTCCTTTTCTTTCATAAAGGCAATCTTGATACTATCATCCAATTTGTTTCGAAAAACGGCATCAAGTTGTGCAAACCATATACTAGTTGTAATAAGAAAATAAAAAAGTTGTTCATCACCATTAATATACCTTTTTATAGTATCCTTACATTTATCAAAATAAGCATTTCTTTTTTCTAATCCGCTTTTTATTTTATCGTTTGTTTCATCGTCTTTTCCAAGGTTAAATTTCTTATATAGTCTTGTTGTTAATCGTTGTAGGCCTTTTTCTGCAACAAGATCTTTAATGACATCTTCTTTGTTACTACTTACGGTTTTCGCTATTATAAAACGAAACATATAGTCAGAAGCAGTCCCCACCAAGCTGGCTTGATATGAATTATCAAGAGAATATGGAACGATAATTGGATTTTTGCTTGAAAAAGGTGGTCTTCCTGTATTTGTTGTAAAAGATTTCTTCGAGGGCATTGAGCTATTTATAAGTTCTTTAAATTCTCTATTTTCTTTTAATATTGTAGTTAATGCCAT